ATAATAATGACAATGATAAAAGAAAAAAATTTAGAAGCTCAAAGGGCAAGATTAAATGTAATGTCTCTTCTTTTATTATTGTTTCCTACTAAAGATATTTTATTAGGAAGGTAGACAATACAAATAAAAGATCATAATACTAATGAAATTAAAGAAATTAATTAGAATAATTTTGAAATTTTTAAGTAGATTTTAATTGATATGTTTTGTCTAACTGCTTAGGAAAATAAATAGTATAATCCAAGTGGTGATTTAGCTCAAAAAATTGCTAATAAAATTATGCAAGGAAGAGAAAAAAAGGCGAAGCTGGCACCTGAACAAAAAATTACCATTCTTAGTCGCTATATCTCTATTTTAGCGGTAGGTTAGAAAAAAGATATAAATGAATTAATGAATTATACTGTTTATCAATTAATGGATGAATTCAAAAGGTTCCAATTAAAAATGTCCTATGATTCTTGGGAAAAATATAGAATTGCGGGCGCCACTGGATTACAAGATCCAGATGATTGGTTTAAAGATATTCATGAAAATTAAATTAAACAATAAATAATATTTTTTTTATAAATATAAGGAGGAAATCCAAATGAAGTTTGGTGTACGTGAAATTGCTAATGTAGTATTCAGAGCAAAAAACGAACAGAAAATTGGTAATAAGACTTTTGCAAAAGGTCAACCAGTGTTCTATTTGGATACTGCAAAGACATCTTCTATGGAAGGTGCCGCTACCACTGTGTATGCAACAGGTGGACGTGGTAATACTCGTTTAATCGCTTGGGAAGGTGAGAAAACTTTAACTTTCACAGTTGAAGATGCATTACTTTCTCCTGTAAGCTTTGCTATGCTTTCTGGTGCTGGTGTTATTAAGGGTGCTGCTAATTCTAATAAGTTAGTCCATTTCCATCAGACAACCAATGCAGTTATTGATAATAGTGGGGAAAATGCTGAAATTGATTTAACAGATGCTTTAGAATCTACAGAATCAATTTGTCCGACTGCTCCAATTTATGTTATGAAGCTTGATGATTATGGTGATTTAACTGGTGACGTTTTAACTGGTTGGAGTGTAAAGACCACTGGTGATAATGCTAATCAAGCTTTAACTCATGCTAAAGGTACTGGTATCACAGGCCCTGTTATGGTTGACTATTATGTGCTGAAGAAGGAAGGTACTGTTTCTGAACTTCAGATTGATGCTGAACACTTTGGTGGCTATTACTATGTAGAAGCAGATACTTTATTCAGACGTCAGGCTGATGGTAAAGATTTACCTGCTAATCTTACATTCCCGAATGTTAAGATTCAATCTAACTTCACATTCTCAATGGCTTCAACAGGTGATCCTAGTACATTTACATTTACAATGGACGTGTTCCCAGGATATACATACTTTAATAAGACTAATAAAGTTCTTTGTGCTATTCAAGTAGTTGATGATGCAACAGAAGCTAAGAGTGAAATTAAACCTCTGTTCCCACATCCTGCTGGATTTAATATTGATGAATCTATTGCAGATTCTGTTAATGGAACCAGTACAGATGAAACAGATGATGTTGTACAAGGCTAATAATAAAGATTATAGGGAGAGTTTAAAAGCTCTCCCTTATTTTTGTTTTGAGGAGAAAAAGTATGCCATCAAATGAAAGTATTGTTTCTAATTCTATCATATAGGCAGCGGCTCCTGATTTAGTAGAAGTTGATTATAATGATTTTGAACAATTAAAAATTGCCGCAAATCAATTTATAAGAAAAGTAGAAAATATGATTGATAGAGTTTGTCATACTCATCAATTAATACAAAGTAAAAATTCTGTTAAAAATAGTTTAACTGTTTTTTATCAATTAATGAGATAGAGTACATAGTTTACTCAGGAGGCCCTTACTTTACAGCATGTTTTTGAAACTCAATTAAATAATTTTTTAGGAAGAAAGATTTATTTGAGTTGGGTAAGTGATGAAGGACATATTTTATATTTTGATGAAGCTAATATTGGTCGTTTATATTCTAACGCTACTGCAAATAGAGGTCGTGGAAATATTTCTGCATCAAGAATGAAAGATATGATGGATGTAAATGATTTAACAGATGATTTACAGAAAAAATTATAGGAATCTGAAAAATTAAGAGTGCATGTTTATAATACTGCAATAGCAAGATGGTCTGGACAAGAAATGGATGAAACTGTAAAAGATTATGATCCTAGTAAAAAAACATTTTATTGGAGATTATTTGATAATCATCATATTTCAGGATGGACAAGACCAATACAAACAAAAGGTGTAATTGCTGAAGGATATGCGGGTGCGGTTATTAATGAAGATCCAAATGTAGTTTCTTCTAATTTGGAATATTCATTGAAAGCTTTATATGAAAATCATATTCAAAAAGATAGCATTGGAGCAGCGATTAAGGGTGACGTAGTTTGGAATGAAAATGGAAATATTCAATTTGCTATTAAAGAAGGTAGTTTCTCAACTGCACGTTTTGGTCAGTATTTAAATTTAGCTTATAATACTATTCAAATAAAAATGATTTCAGCAGATGAATATGAAAAATATTTACCAAAGTTAGTAAGAGTAACAAAAGCGGTTGATACTATACTATCTGATATTAATCAAAAAAGTGAATAGGTATTAAATTAGACTATTAGAGAAGTGGCACCCCTTGATTTGACAAAATAAAAATTTTATTATATAATTAGTAAAAAGAGACAAAAGGAGAGTAATTATGAAAGTATCTTATGCTAATATGAAATTAAAGGTAAATAATAAAGTAAAAACCTTTGATTTTGGCGGGCAGAGGGTTTAGGTACTTCAGTATTTGCCTGCACAAGATAAATATGATTTATTAATGGTAACTTTACAAAAAGCTTTAGAAAATAATATTTATAATGAATTTAAATTAAATTTATATTTTGAATTAAATTTAGTTTACATGTATACAAATATTTCTTTTACTGAAAAACAAAGAGAAGATGAGTTTAAATTATATGACACTTTAAAAAGTAATGGTTTTTATGAATTATTTTTCTAGGCTATAAATGAAGATGAATATAATGAACTGTTTACGCAACTTAATGCTATTAAAGATGCAAGTTCTGCAAATAGAATAAGTATTGGTGCGGTAATTAATGAATTAATTGATAATTTACCTGCTAATGCTGAAACTGCCGCAAAGATTGTGGAAAATTTTGATCCTAATAAATTTAAAGCAGTTGTTGATTTTGCTACATATGCAAATGGCGGTAGAAATATTAAAACTAATTTACCTGTTGGGGAATAAAAAATGGCGGATATTTTATTATCCGCCATTTTTTTTTATTAATAATTCTTATCCAACTTTTGTATAATATAATTAATTATTTGAGATTAACTAACTTTTTCATTAAAAAGTTAATTTGTATATTTTTAAACAAGATATTTAAAAAAGTTAGGTCAAAAATAGCTAAATTATTTTAAATAATTTTAATATATATAAGTAGAGAAAAAGTAATATTTTTCTACTAATACGCGTATTTTGCAACTTATTGTTTATTTTTTAGGTACAGTACCAAATAGGAGGAGCGTAATGCCGAATTACAATAATCCTAGTTTAAATTTGCAACAGCCTCAAATGAATATGACGAACGGACTTATGGGGCAACAGCAAATTCAATTCCCTTATGGGAACAATAACATGTTATTGAGTAATGCCCCATATGATAACTATATGGGTAGAATGAATGGTTCTCAAAATTTGTTATCTAATCAATTTTTAAAATGTCGTCCAGTTTCATCAAAAGATGAAGCAAGAGCATATCAGATTGATTTAGATGGTTCCCTTTGGGTATTTACAGATGTTGGAAATGGGAAAATTTATACTAAACAAGTAAATAATGATGGAACAGCAACCTTTAAAACGTATGCTTTTACTGAAGATGAAAACCCTTATGGCTCAACTGAGTATGTAACAAAAGAAGAGTTTAATAGGGTTGTGCAAACGTTAATGGCGGCGATGCAGCCTGCAAACTCGCAGGAACCAGTACCCGTACAAAATAATTCCCAAAATCAAAGTAAAGCAGAAGTAATGAATTTTTGATAAAGGAGAACAGTTATGAACGTAAATCCAATGCAATTAATTCAAATGATTAAAGGTGGACAAAATCCTCAACAACTTGTAATGAATATTCTACAACAACAAGGTCAAAATAATCCTATTTTAAATAATGCAATGAATTTAGCGCGGGGCGGAAATACATCAGCACTAGAGATGTTAGGGCGTAATCTTGCCGCCCAGAGAGGACTAGATTTCGACAAGGAGTTCGCAGATTTTAAAAACCAATTAAAGTAACCTATTAACCTCGTCTTTTGGAAAGTAAGAGGAATAAATGATGTTCAATAATAATAACGGTTATAGTTTAGCAGATATTGCAGCTGCTACAGGAAATGGTAACAACGGTGGTTTTGGTTTTAACGGAGATGGCGCATGGGTTCTTCTCCTGTTTATTATTTTACTTGCAGGTGGAAACTGGGGCAACGGAAACGGCTTTGGTGGAGGAAATGGATGCGGAATGCCTTACTTCTTTAACCAGACAAGCGACGTCCAACGTGGCTTTGATCAACAGGCAGTTATGAGTGGAATCGGCGATATTAGTGGAGCTATTGCAAATGGTTTTTCTAATATTAATACTGCTCTTTGTGGTGGTTTTGCTGGTGTGGCTAATGGTTTTGCTCAGGCTGAAATTGGTGAAAATGCTAGACAAATTGCTAACATGAATCAGTTATTTGGCCTTCAGACTGGATTATCTAATCAGTTAAATGCCATTGCTATGAATCAGCAGAATTGTTGCTGTGAAAATCGTGCGGCAACTGCCGATTTAAAATATACAGTAGCGACTGAAGCATGTGCTGACAGAGCTGCGGTAGATGGCGCTCTTAGAGACGTAACTGCGCAGGGCATTGCTAATACTCAGGCACTACTTAATACAATTAATGGAGGCATTCAGTCTATTAAAGATCAGCTTTGCCAAGATAAGATTGACGCCAAGAATGAACTTATTGCAAACTTACGCCAAGAACTTGCTATGAAAGACTTAGCAGCTTCTCAAACAGCTCAAAATGCATTTATCGCACAAGGATTCTCAAATGAAGTTGATGCACTTTACAATCGTTTAAATACATGTCCAGTGCCTACAACTCCTGTTTATGGTAGAACTCCAATCTTTACTTGTAACAACAATGGTTGTGGATGCGGCGGTAACGCATTTTTTAACTAATAAGGAGGTTGCTTATGGCTCGTTATGTAACAACTGCGGATGCATTGGTTGCTTTAAATGGCACCATTCCGTTTAATAGTGTTTCTATTCCATGCAATAAGGGGAACGTTGTTCCTCTTGTTTCAGGAGTTCTTAACTTAAATGGCAACACTTCTAATCGTTTTGCAAGATATGAAGTTACTCTTCAAGGAAATATTCAGATTCCCGAAGGTGGTGCGGTTACTCCAATAGCATTAGGAATCACACTTAATGGGGCAGTTATCCCAGAAAGCGTTGCTATTGTAACCCCCGCCGCAGCAGAAGAATATTGGCATGTAAGCACTACAGTTTCTGTAACCGTTCCTTGTGGATGCTGTGTAACTGTGTCTGGGGCGTATGTAGATGGGACAGAAGATGATCCTACTACAACACCTACTCCGTCTATTCAAGTGAGACGTGAAGCTTCATTAGATGTAAAGAGAATAGCATAAGGAGGAAAGGGATATGGCGACAGAAGCTTTAAAAATGATGAAAGAACAGCTTATGAGTTGTGTGCAAGGTCAGCTTGGAGATATCTCAAAAGTTGATGCACATGAACTTGGTGAAGCAGTTGATATGATTAAAGATTTGGCAGAAGCTATTTATTATTGTACAATTACTGATTCAATGGAAAAAAGTGATGAAGCTAAAAATCAAGGAGAAACTAATATAAATTATTATACAACTCCATATTATAATAAAATGTATCCAGATTATAGAGATGTCGAGCGGACAGGTGGTTATATGTACTATCCGACTGGTGCATCTACTGGTACTAATGTTAATATGGGTAATGGTGGAAACCGCGGTGGTATGAATTACTATACCTAGATTCCTAATGTCATGAGAAGAGATCCTCGTGAAGGAAGAAGTCCAATGCGCCGCCGCATGTACATGGAAGGTAAAGAAATGCATAATGATCCTAATTCACAACTTCAAGAATTAGAAGCATATTTGCAAGAACTTTCTAGTGATATAACCGAAATGATAAAAGATGCGTCTCCTGAAGAAAGAGCTACATTGCATCAAAAGATGACAATGTTAGCAAGTAAAATTGCTTAATGTTTCTTATTAATAATATATATTGGAAACTTGCATTCGTTTCTCCAGACTTTCCTCTTTTACGGAGGATGTCTGGAGAATATTCAATTGGAGCTTGTGACAACTTAACGAGAACCATATATATAAATGAGACGCTAACTGGTGACCTTTTAAAAAAGGTGTTGTGTCATGAGATAACCCATGCTGCAATGTTTTCTTATAATGTTTCTCTTACTCTTGAACAAGAAGAAATTATAGCAGATATAATTTCAACTTATGGAGAAGAGATTGTGTATATAACAAATAAAGTTTTTAATAAATTAAGTAATTTATCATAATTTTGATAATACAACAAAAAAATGTGGTATTTTTTGTTTTTAATATAAATATAAAAAAATAAATAAGAAAGGATAGGTAAAAATTTTATGGATAAATTAACCGCCATAAAGATTAAATATAACGACGGTACTTATTCTGATGAGATACCAATTAGTGCTCTTGCCGAAAATGTCGAATGGAATAATTCCTATACCTTAGTAGATATTTTAGGCGAAGTAGCTTATGATACAAAAGGGTCTATTCAAGATCAAATTAGTCAACTTTTTAATGAAAAAGTTAGTCAAACTGATTTAAATACTTATGTGCAAACACAGTTACAAACAAGTGTTACTACTTGGCTCAATAATAATGTAGATCCTGTTGGTAGCGCAGTTGTAGTTGATAGTAGTTTAACAATAACTGGTGCAGCAGCAGATGCAAAAATAACTGGAAATGTAAAAGATAGTATAAAATCTATAGAAAAAGAAGCTTATTAGTAGAGAAAATTAAATTTTGAGCAAGGGGCAATAGACGCTGCAACAGGAAATTTTATTACTAATGATAAAAGAATTAGAGCAAAAATAACTATTCCCTACCTTAAAAAAATAAAAATAGATGATAATAATACGTTTTTTACTATTTTTGCTTTTTCAAACGATACTTATATGGGAGAATGGACTGGATCTGGATTTTAGAAAACTGTAATTAGAATTACTGATAAAGATTTTAATACATCTTTTATGGAAAATTATGATTATACCTATTGGATTATGTTTGGTTATACTAATAATAGATCAATAAGTATAACAGACTCTTCTTTAATTCATTTTTATACAGGCGATTTTTTTAATATAATTAATTATACTAATTTTGATAGTAATAATAATATTAATTGGAAACAGGGCGGTTTTAATGTGACTACTGGCTAGAGCGCAAATATGCCTTATAGAATTATTACAAAAATAAGTAATGATATTACTTTTATTGATATGAATAAAGATTGGTTTGTAACAATTATGGCTTTTTCTAAAGATGATACTTACATTGGGTGTTGGAATGGCAAAGATTTTAAAAAAGAAGCTTGTAGATTATATGGAAAAACCTCTATTTCACATTTACATAATTATGATTATATTTTTTATGCAATGGCAGGTGTTCGAGATGGTTCTTTTATAACACCAAGCGATGGATTAAATAATATTTATTTTATTTATAATAAAGTTGATTATTTAAATAAAAATCTTTATCCAGAAGATAATCTTGTTTGGTGGGAAAAGCTGATAAAGGTAAGTACTGGAGAAAAAAATTATGCTGATTATAGAATTATTGCTAAATTAAGCAAAAATTGTAAGAAAGTTTCTATTTTAAAAGATAATCTATTTTTTACAATATGTGCTTATTCTGGAAGTACATATATTGGAGTATGGAATGGAGAAACTTTTGTTAAAGAAGCCCATAGATTTGAAAATGATTTAGATATATCTTAGCTTAATAAATATAATTATATTTATTGGATAATGGTTGGTCATGATGATAATAGTGTAATAACACTCTCAGATGGAGATAATATAATTGTTACAACAGATTTAATTGCAAATGAAATTAAGAAAAAGAAATATACATATAGTTATCAACCAAATATTATTTTTCAATGTAGAAACGTAGATGATACTCGTTTCCCACCTGAATCTAAATGGAGCATTAAGGCCGCCGCAGAAAATCAATATGATAGAGTAAGATGTACAGTAAGAAAAACCACTGATGGAGTTTATTTTTTATGTCATGATGCAACAATAAATAATTATGTTAGAAATATGGATGGTACTGAATTAACTGAATCTGTTAGTTCCGAAGAAAAAACATTAGCACAACTTAATCAATATGATTGGGGTATAAAATATGGAAGTCAATATGCTGGAGCTACTGTGCCTTTATTAGAAGATTTTCTTAAATACTCAGCTTTTTATAATATGGGAGTAACTTGGCATGCGGCATCTTCTGGAGTTCAAACAAATGAAGCTATAGATGAACAAATTGCAATGATTGATAAATATGGATTAACAGATAATCTTATCGTTATTACAAGTGGACAACGATTAGATGTGCTTCAACGTTTTGTTGCTCATAATCCTCGTATTTCTTGTTATGTTGGAGGAGAGTAGTCCTATTTTGAAGATCAATCTAAATTAACTATTATAGAACAATTACAAACTCCATATAATAAAATATATGTTCAATTATTCCCTTGGGGAACTACTCCAACAGATAATTTTATTGCATTAGCTAAATCTAAAAATTGGTTATTATATGACAGTATTAGCATGACAGAAGATGATCTTTGTAATGAAGATATGTTTGCAAAAGGGTATAGTTTAAGAGAATTAAACAATGTATATAATATTAAAGATACAGTCCGAGAATGGGTAAATAGCATGTTTTAAAAAATTTATAAAATAAAAAATCAGAGTCAATAAAGATAAAAAGAAGTAGAAGAGATAATATTTATACAGCTTCAGATTAGATAATAATGACAAATTAAAAATGGCGAGTAATATTAATTTATTACTCGCCATTTTTTTATTTTCCACTTGAACCAAAGCCACCATCACCACGGTCTGTATCAGTTAAATTTTCTGTTTCAATAAAATTCATTTCTATATATGGAAGAAGAATCATTTGTGCAATTCTTTCTCCAGGAAAAACAGTTTGAACTTCATCTGTATCATTGTGTAAAGCTACAATATATTCACCTCGATAATCTGAATCACAAACCAATTGTTATCCTAAAAGCTTTTTGTCTTTTAGTTCTTATAGTTTCCTATAAGTTCAGCATATCTTTTCACTTTTATAAGTGTCGCGGCCTCGTGGTAGGATTATATCTTTTCACCTACTATGCGTTGCCCCTGACTATAGTTTCTATAGCCTTCGGTTCGGATTAGCATATTATTACTAACTTAGCTTTCCCGCTTAATTCCGCGATTTATTGTCGGCATTTGTTATTATTTTTCAACAAATTTACTTGTTTCTAATTTTAAATCTTCAATAGTAATATTATCAAAATGAGTGTAAGGAATCCTAATTAATGGAATATGATTGTTTTTACACCATTGAGATTTTATTAGATCATGTTTATGAGTATATTCATAGTCAAAAATTGATTTAGTATCAAAATGTTGTTTACCATCATATTCAATTAAATATTTGTTATTAATAAAAAAGTCAAATGGTAAATAAGTTTTATCCTTACAAGATGAAAATTTTTTTTCTATTTCATATGGAATTTCATATTCATCTAAAATGTCTGCAATTTTTACATTCCCTCTAGATATATTTGGATGATTTCCACATGATAAACTACGTCCTACTCTTAATGATTGACCTAAAACATCTTTCTATTTTCCACATTCACATTGACAGTGCCAATAAATACCCCCATTTTTTGCAGTTTTATTAGCTTTATATAAAACTGTCCATTTTCCAAAAATTTGACCTGTTAAATCAATTATAGTCGTTTTTTGTTGCTTTATCTATTTTCCAATTAAATTATTATCATACCAGATTTTTGTAATCATACCCCTAGATACATTAAATTTTGTAGCTAATTCTGTTGATGTCATAGTAGTATAGGAATTTAAAATATACTATTTATCTTGTTTAGATAATTTATATTTTTTATTGCTATTAACATCATATCCAATTTTTTTAGCATGATTTAAAACTGATCCCTTATCACAATGATAATATTCTCCCATTTTTCGAGAACTTTTTAATTCTTCATATTTTTTAATAAATTCCTAATCAGATCCCCACTAAATTTGTTTTCTAGCCATTATATTATTCTCCTTTATTTTTTCTATTATATATAAAAAATATAAAAGAATAATTATATAATTTTGTCCAAAAAAATCCCCATAATAATCTTATTCACCGACACAATACGCAGGACGACGACCATTCTT